TAGAAACCAATTTCGAAGACCAATTGGTAGATTATAAGCCTCAATGAACGACCATCCTCCAAAATGTTTAAGGAGAAAGAATTGTTCATAAATAGCTTCCATATATTTATCGGTCAGGCCAAAAAAAGTCCGCCCCGAAAGGCACCTCCAATTCTTGCTCATGGTTGCAAGAGATACAGGAGAAGGTGTCTTTTAATTTGACATTTGGTATAATTTCTTTATAGGCATTCCTAAGAGCCCTAGCATCTGAGGCCGGCATAACTTCAATAAACTTATTTAAAATGCCTCTATCACTAACTCCATCAATGGAAACAATCATCGTTTTAAATTGATCTGTTACATTCGAAGCTTCAAGTCTATGTTTCTTTTTTGCTTGTGCTTGTTTTGTTAATTCATTTTCATCTTTACCAGTAAGAAGCCTACACTCTACATCAAAGTTGCAAACAGGAAGTTTGAAAACATAGTTGCCTCTATCATTCTTCTTTATTGTTCGCAATCCTTCTAGGTTTGGATGAAACACTTCTGGTTTTGAAATGTCAAAAACGATGTCATTTTGTGTTTCACAAGCAGGGCAAGCCATTTTTGTTTCATACTTTTCACCATAACCGGAAATTCGAGCCGCAATCAAAATAGCGTTTCGATCTCCAATCAATAATTCATGAGCTTTGATGTTTGGATCAAGTATAATACTTTCCATAAACCTTTCAATAGCCAATCCTTTTCTAAGGAGAGACTCGTTGGTTAAGATATCCTCTTCTTTGGCTGTCATATACTTTATTTCTATGACTTCTTTATTATGTAAAGGGTGTCCTTTTTTATAGAACAATCCTTTCGATGGTAATTCAACAAAGTCTGTTGGTGAAACAAAATCTAGTATTGAATTTTTTTGTGGGGGAGAATCTTGGTGCATATCTCGAACTCCATTTTTCTCTAAATCATTTTTTATTGTCATTTGTACCTCTTATAATTATGTTAATTTTGCCCAGTCATAGGTAACAGTAATGTCTAAAGCCACTAGATCATCACTACTATAATCCAGACTTCCAAAAGATAGGGTCTTTATCCATGGGTTCACTAAAGTCCATTCTTCTAAAACCTTTCCTTGAGAATCTAGTTGATGAATTGACAACTCACCTGAGATTCTAAACGCCTCTGATGCGTCTTTCTTATTTATTCCTTCAACAAAAAGACCACCAGTTGGGTCATATCCACTATATCCTAACTGGGTGTTTAGATCATCTACTTTCTCTCCTACATCAACAATTGATATCTTTATATCATTCCAAGTAGCCACTCCAGGGTATTTAAACTTGTGATTGATAAGTTTGTGTTCTTGTGAGTCTATATCAAAAGATGGCTTATCAATAGATTTAGCCCACCACCAAACACCCATACCATCAGAAACAGTAAATCGGTATTGGCGAGTGGGCTCAACGTTATTTGCAGACCAAAATGTCATCTAAACCTCTAGATTATTTAACACCAAAGTGTGATGTAGAAGCAGGAGATAACGGAGCGTGAGAAGTGTCATAAGTTATACACTCAGCCCAGTCATATTTGAGAGCCATCTCAACTGTTTTCAACTCATCATTTGCGTAATCTAAGTCACCAAATTTGGCAGACATGATTAAAGGATTTTTAAGAGTCCATTCTTCAACTGACTTACCATTTGAATCCATAACAGAGATAATAATATCTCCTAACGCACCACCATCAACAGTTGTTGAACTATGTCCAGCGGTCTTACTACCTTCTTTGATTTTTGAAATAGTTTGTAACTTAATATCTCCAGCTGCACCTGGCATTGGAGGAGCTGCTGCGGGAACAACATATCCTGATGCTTCGATCAATCTATTAATTTGAGTAACAGCATTTGGAGAGATTGGGTCTACAAGAACCAAACTGACGTCTTGCCACTCCACTCTTCCGGGGAAGTTATATTTATTATCTAAAAAATCATGTGTTACCGAAGTAACTGTATAATTTGGGACATTTACGGTTTTAGCCCAGTAAAGAACATCAGGTTCTCCGGGTGCCGCAAGTCCTGTAAACTGAACCATAAAGCGATAATTTCTCTTTGGTTCTATATTGTTTGTGCTCCAAAATCCAGCCATTTATTAATTCTCCTATATATTCTTTGTAACTAGTATTATAATTCAATTCCGCTTCGTGTTACCACAAAGTCCACTACGATGTATTCAATTGCTCGAGCAGGTTTAATCATAACCTTGGCATAAAGAATGTTTCTATCAACTAAATCAGCAGTTGTTGTTGTTTCATCAAGTACTAATTTATATTCTACAATTCCCAATCTTGATTGAACATCACTCAAGATACGATCAGCTTGTGCTTTGAATCTCTTCCAAGTTGCATTAACATTTTGATCAAATAAAATAGTTTCTGAAACTTTTCCAATTCTTCTCTTAAGGTAAAGCAACAATCTACGAACATTGATTCTATCTAATGCTGATGATTTTTGTTGAAGTGTTTTTTGTCCAAAGATTACAATATCACCAGAAGCTGGGAATCTTGCAATTGGGTTTATATTTTCTGTATACAAATCATCACGATCTGCTTTCGAAAGATGTTCTGTGGTTCCTACAACTCTAGGTCCTTGGGATCCACCAAGTTGATTAATACCACCACGATTAAACCCAGCAGGGGCGAACCATGGCTCTGAAAGTCCTTGTGACTTGGCAATGGCGCCAATAGCAGCAACAGATGGAGGCACTATAACAACGTCTCCATTTCCACCAGCGGTATCTCTAAGCTTAACAGAAGGATAGTATGTAGCAGCATAAGAAGAGTCAAGAACTCTAGATTGAGCTGTTGTTACTATTGTAGAGACAGAGCCGTTATCGACTGAACCTCCATTTTCCCATGTTTGTTCATAAACACCTATAAGATCAATAATAGCCATTGAATCTCCACGATCCTCACAAATGTCAATCATTCTATTGGTGATTGTTTCATTAGTCATACCCGGCATACAAAGTGTATCATACTCCACAACCTCTTTATCGGTAACAGAATCTAAAGCGAATTGCAATGTTTCATTGACATATGAAGCTTTTCTAGAAGTTCCAATAAGATTAGGAGAGAATGGATTAGTTTTAAAAATATCTATTCCATCAAACCCACCACCCATTGGTGCCTCAAATTGTTTTGCACCAGCGTTTATCAAAGTTTGTAGAGGAATTTGCGTCGCTGAGGAATGATTTTCATCAAAATAATATAGAGGTTCGCCTGTATCATATGAGCAAGTCACTTCTTGTAAGTTAAACACAAAAGATCTTTCAAATTGATCAGAAACTGTAATCCCATCATCAGCTTCAGGTATAGCTGGGTTATATTTCAATATATCACCATATGATGGATCTTTGTTTTTTAAGTTTCCTTGAATATGTCTCACTCCAAATATTGACCTAACAGGGTAGTTTGCCCCTTGATTGGTACTTTGATTGGTTAGTCTCAATGAAGGAAAGGTGAAAGAAGCAGTTTGGTACTGATCAACACCTCTGATAAACTCTCCAGCTAAACCAGAAGATTCTGGAATATTATTATTTGCTCGAAGATATGCCGGCATGATATCATTTGATATTTTTGGAAGATCTGATTTTTGCTGTGCTCCTGTAGAGCCCGACATAACAGAAAAACCTTTGTGTCTCAAAGGACCATAAAAACCAACAGGCAAGGCTGATGTATCAGACAAGATTTGATTTTCTACCGCTGCATCCATTTCAATATAAACATAATCTGATTTGTTAGGATAAAGACCTCGAACATTCCATTTTTTATTTGTAGAATCCCAACTTTGATACGTGGTACCAATTTTCTTTCCAACATAGTCTGCTGAAGATGGATTCAAATTACAACCGGAGAAAGATTCAACAATAGAACCATTTTCTAATATTTTTACAGTAAAAGAAGAATCTGGATTTGCAGTATTTCCTAATCTCAAATCTGTGATCTGTATAGAAATTGATTTGTTAGCATATTCTCCATCAAAGTGAGAAATTAATCTAAATAACCTATCTTCATCAGATCCTCTGTTGATAAACCAACCAGTTCTAGCCGCTCTTGCTGGGCTTAAGTGGTAAGAAAAGTTTTGTGAGTTAACAGATCCGGATTGCAAAGCCAATATGATACCAAATTGATCACCTGCTGCCGAACCTCCTCCAACATCGTCTAAAATTGCCTGTTCGAAGGTTTCTCCTAGGAATATTTTAGAATCTGTTCCACCAAAATTGTTAGCATTTTGTAATTTTTGTGGATTTGTGTTAAACTGTCCTCTAATATATTTAGAAGAGGTTGAATCAAATGAGATTGTTTTAGTTTCTTCACCAGCTGATGTAGTAACCACTAAGGTAAACTCACCCGCTCCTGAAGACTTTATCAAAGCAGCAGTTTTCTTTTGAGCAGCGTTTCCTTGCCCATCAATACCGCTTAATAAAACAGCTCCACCTGTTACGTAAAAAATTGCCCCTAGAGACCCAGTATGATTAACAGTTCTAGCAGCAGTTCCTGCTGATGCGGATTGTACAATGAATAAACCATAAGCTGAAACACTAGTATTTACTACAGCGGAAGCACCATTTGATTGGAAATACCAACCAGCCTGTCCTGTTAAAGCAGTTCTATCGGATGCTTCTTTTCCGACAAGTCTAACAAAAGTAATTGGTGTGGTTTCTGAGGCTAAATGTGCTTGAGCAGCAAATTGAGCATATCCGGGATTGACGGTATTACCCTCTCTCCATACATCTCTATCTCCACTTGCTTTCCCTGTTGTAGGTTCTCCAAATATGGTATAAAAATCTTGAAGGTTTGACACTCTAATAGGTTTCATAGCAGGTCCCTTCAGGGCTGTTCCTATTAGAAGAGGTCCTTCATCTACAACTTCCGCTGGTAGTACTGATTCATCAACTTCGTTTAGTTGAATACCAGGCGAAACAAAATCGAACTTAGTAGGCATTTATAATTCTCCTTATATATTATATCATTATAAATAGTAGTACGAAAGGTTAAAAGCACCACTATGTAGTTAAAGTTTTTTGTCAGAAGAGACTGTTTCTGAGCGAAAACGAATTTTAGCTCTGTTTTCTCTTCTGGCTAATGCTGGTCTTGGTCTATTATACCCTTCGGATATCAAATAGCCAAGAACTTTTATTTGAACTTTGGTTTCAAACATTCTTTCGTCTTCTCCAACATTTGTTGTGTTATTGTTCATTGAAAAACCTTGTTCAATGAATCCTTCGTACTTGTGGCCATCTTTTTCAAAGAAAAAGGTGTGTATTTGGCCAAAACTTGAGATAAATGGGGTTAATAAATCATTCATCTGTTGTTGATACTCTGTTCTCAACGTTATTGTATACATTAACCTAACATATGTTGGAATCGGAGACACATAGCTGTCATATACTATTTCGTTATTCTCTTTATTTGGTCCTGTTTGTTGTAGACCTTTTTTATTTTTGATTATTTGAGAATTTTGAAAGTTTTGTGTCTTATCTTGGTTAATCTGGCGAGCAACAGTGATAGCACCTCCCTTGAGGTCCGAGTTTTCAAAGATGTGTGCTTGAAACGTGCCCTTAAAAGCAGGGTCTTTATCAACAGAGTCTCTGTTAATTGACATTAGAGGTAAAATCAACTTTCCTACCTTATCTCTATACCTTACGTCGTTCTTTACTTGGAAAGACCTCTCAGCGCCAAGCCACAAAACAGGTACTTTGTACATTCCCTTGTTGGTTCTGGTGTGTAAGTTCATCCCATCGTTCAACCAGTCGAACAAACCGACGTCAATGGTCTCCAAAGAGGATGCTTGAAACTTTATTGGCTCATTACTCTGCATTAAATACTCCATCTCTTGCTCTTATACAATCTGCGGTGATCTCAAACTGTGTGTCTGCTTGTCCAAACAGGTGTTTTGGTTCATTTAATTTAACTATTTCATAAAAAATTGAACCATATCTTACAAAATCACCTTCTCTGGCAAAGAGATTCTGGTCTTCTGTAAGTCTTCTCTTGTGAAACATAACTTTCAAAGCTGTTTTCTTGTCTAAACCTAAATTCTCTACAACATTTGTCTCAACACCTTGGTATTCAACTCTTGCAAAGACTCTAACGGGTGGAAGAAATGTTTTTTCTATTGCTTCGCCATATAAAGGGTGAAAATCTGTATGCTCAATGTCAATTGGAAAGTAAAGTATTTGCTGTCCAGCAACTCTTTCTATTATTTCGTCATTTACTTGTTTAACAAGATTTTTTTCTTTCTCTCCAAGAAACATTGGAGGCGGAGGAGCATCAAGTTTTGACCATTTATTGTCTGCCATTTTGTTATCCTACAAATATTCCAAGAGGAGCGTGATTAATTATTGCATTTTGGTTTTCAACCATACTCTTATCAGTTTCTATGAGTTTATCATATGTTGTTTCCTCAAGTAATTTCTTGAGCTCTTCTTTTAGTGCTTGTTGTTCTTCTTTTGCTTGACTAAGCAAGTCAGACGCATTTAGAGTTATATTATCTCCGGGTATAGGAATGGAACCTCCAAACTTACCTCTTATTTGACCGAGAGTTTCCTTAGAGAGAGCTAGGGCGAACCTTCTTATCCATTGTTTACCAATTGAGTTAATATTTTCATAAGGAATGTTTTGGAATGGAAGCGTGTTCATATTATTGACTCCGTTTTGTCCTGAATCAACATCATCCTCAAATGGTGAGTTAGTTTCAATTGTAAATCTAAACCAAAACTTCTCTGGTGAAACAGATGATGGTATGGGATATAGTCTTAATTTATTATCAATAATTTCATATGAATAGTGTGAAGTTCTTGTATATAAATGATCCTCATATGAAACCGCTTGTAGTTTATTTTCCCAAGCTGGTATTACTTGGAATGTAGATTCATCTGCATACTGTCCATAGTTGTGTAGGTCTCCTACAACGTTCAAACCACCATAATATCCATAAAATCTCCACATTTGTTGGGGAGAGATGTAATACATTCTTCTTACCTTAATTCTTTTGTTACCAACTAAACCTTCATATGGAACGCCACCAGCAACTGCTGAAGCGCTTACAATGTTTTGTAGGTCGTAATCCTGCTGGTCTGTCACACTGTCGAATGAAGCACTATATATGGGCTCTGTACCACCTATACCAGCTTCAGTTGCAAACTTGTCTCCCATTTTGAAAGCGTAGTCAAATGTGAACTTAGGATATTTCAAAGATGCACCATCTGTACCGGCTGTTCTTTCACCTTTGTGGTCAAATGAAGCGGTTGGAGATCCAAGAGCTGGTCCTAGGGTGTTTTTTGCTTGATGCAAATTGATTTGGTAAGAATATTCTAAAACCGCTTCTTCGTAATTTGCATAAACATTTTGTTCTGTTATTTCAAGATCTAATACGTCACCACCGAGTCTTTTGTAAGTAAAAGCTACTTGAGCAACGGCACCTGTTATGAATTCAGCTGATCCTGTGTAAATGCCCATAGGGCAAGCTGATGCAACACTAGAATGAGTTCCTGTTACAGGCAATACTATTGCTGATTGGGTTGATGTTGGTGTTAAAGTGGGTAATGACATACATAGGATCCTCGTTCCTTTTAAATAGTTTTACACAAAAGAAAAACCCCAAGCAATTGGAGAGCAAGGGGCAAACGGAGGACTAACACATATGTTAATTAATTGTTTTTTATTCTTCAGGAGATGTTTTTTTCTTCGGGGCAGTTTTCTTTTTTGCAGCAGCGGCTTTCTTTTTCTTGGCGGCTTCTGCTTTTTGTTTTGCTGCTTCCTCAGCCTTACGTTTTGCCTCTGCTTCTGCTTTTTGTTTTGCTTCCAATGCTTCACGCTCTTTGCGTTCGGCTTCTTCAACAAGACGACGTGCTTCTGCTTCTTTAGCTTCTCTAGCGTCAATGAGTTGTTGGTTTTGTTTTTCTACACCGTTACGACGAGCAACCACAGGATCAATCTCTTGTCCTGTGATTCGCATTTGTCGTACGAGTACTTTAGCTCTTTTTGCTTTACGTCCCATAGGTCACCTATTATCCGTGGAATTTACCGATAAGTCTGGCTTGATTATTTCTCAGTTCTGCTGTTATAAGCCATTTAGAGCCATCACAATAAACATCGACATAAGAACCAGCATACAAATCGTCCGCTGCGTGAGTGGATTCAATAACAAATTGAAAATGGTCATCGCCAACTGCGGCTACCTGATGGGCGCCCATAGCGGTGCTTCCACCATCTAGAACGATCAAGCAAGAACCAACAATTTCGCCACCAGCAACGGATCCACCCGCAGACTGAATGGTGATAGTCTTTGCGTTGAAAGCAGTCAGTTCTGTAGGGATGAGAAACTTAAAATAGGCCCCTTCTTGTACTTCAGGCAGTGTTATAACAACAGCCCCACCAGATTGATCGACCAAATATAACTCACCGGTCTCTGCGCTTGCGATTGTTTTAGAAGCCGTAATGGTTTCTGTTCTTTGTCTACTCGCAACACGAGCACTTCTTGCAACTCTTGACATAATATATCTCCTTAATTAAAAAAGTTGAGGTCCTTAACGACCTGTTCATAATAAGTAGTTTCTCCAAAAAGAAAAAACCCCCAAACAAAAGTTTGAGGGAATTTTTTGAAAAGTATGATTCTAAATCAAAGATTAGGAACCAGCTTCTCCGAGAAGACCACGAACGATTACAAGACCGTACATATCAGGACGAACCATCTTCTTAGCGTATCGAGTCATTACACCTTTACGGGGTACAAAGTCCTCAACACCGAAGATTGTAGGTGTTGTTTGTAGTGGAACATAAGGAGCATAAACGTATCCAGACTCAAGGAATGAGCCGCCTTTACGTCCAACAAGAATAGCATTTCTTGGGAAGTAAGGATCAACGATTACGTCAAACTTACGAGACAAAGAACCAGCCTTAACAGCACCGATCATACCTTTGTCAGCATCAGCTGTAATATTAGCACGGAATCCAGAAGTAAATTCTAAGATATTAGCAACTTCAGGAGAACAAACTACATAGTTAGCTCCACCACGAAGTGTTTTCAAGTGGATTTGTGCAGAAACATCATTAATGGTTTCAATAAGAGTTTCATACCATTCTGAAACTGTACCTGTAAAATCAGGAGCAGCAGAAGTAGCACCAAGTTCAGCACCAGTTGAACGATTAACGAACAATCCAGGAGAACGAGACCAGTAATATGTTGCAGCTTTCGCACCATTTACAAGATCAGCAAGGATTTCACGATCAATCTCAAGAGCAATTTGCTCAGAAAGAATAGAAGTCAATTCTACCTCAGCATCCAAGTTGTGATAAGCATTCAAGTCTTGACCTAACTCAGGAGTCCATTTAGCTTTAAGCTTTTTGGTTTGAGCTGTGATCGCGATTGAATCAACTTTGATGTCGATCTCAGGTATATCACCTGTTCCTTCCATTAACATTGTGTAGTTTGCAATTCCACCAGCAGGGGCAGATCCAGCAGCAACAGAATCTTTTGTTGGATGATCAACTTGTAAGTATAACTCACCGGCAGTAATAGCATACCCACTAAGACCACTCGGTCCAACGAATTTAAAACTAATATTTGTTCCATCTGTAGAAGTAAGACGACGAATCAGCTTACAGTTGGAATCTGAAGCACCAGCACCAGTATCGATATCTGTAAGAGCCGATCCTGAGATATTGAATGCTGACAAATTGTCGATATCTGGATTAGTGAAACTAG